ATGCTGTCCGGTGTCCTCAACGAGATCGTGGGCCTGCTGCCCGTCGTCGTTCCTACCATGATCGGCTTTATTGCTCTTCGCAAGGGCATTAGCTTTGTTCTTGGTATGCTTCGTGCCGCCTAACGTAGGCGAGACAATGAGCAGGGGAATCTGTTTCCCCTGCTCTATTTCTATCTTTAGGAGGTTTTATGAAAAGTCCTTTTCAACGAATAGCGGCTCTTGCCCTCTGCTTCACGCTTACCCTCGGCGCGTTCGCGTACCGTCCGAGCGAAGCTAAGGCTATTGCCGGCGTGGATGATGCTGTGGTCATTGGCGCTCTGCTCTCGGCTTTTGCCGGTGGCTGCGGCCTTATCTTCTCCAATAACGGCATGACAAGCGGTGAATTGGCGCAGGGCCTGACCGACAAATGGAACGAGTTCAAGGCTGCTGTGCTTAAAACTGATACAACCTTTGCAGGCTGGCTCGGTTATGAAGATATGGATGCGCTTCTGCAAGCGATTGTCCTTTCTGGCGGAAATGCCTTGACAGTCCCTCGTTTGGTCGCTCGAAAATTCGCGGATTTTACAACGTGGCTTACACAGAATTTAGGCGTAACTGCTGGTAGTGAGGAAAAGCCCATTTTTTCATCCTCTGGTGTGGCAAATTGTCAGTTTCTTACATGGGATAATAACGACCGTTCGTATGTGTATAACGGCCAGAGCCGTAGCGTTGCTCTTACGCGCATTTCGGCGAGTGATTATACCGACTATATTTATGACTTTGATTTGGGTTCGCCTTTATATTCTTATGCTGATTTTGAGACGCTTTCGCCTGTGTCCTTAACTTTAGATGGAAAGAGCGTTGCTCTTATTGAATGGGATCCGTCAAATGATGGTACGATTCGAATTTCATTTTATTATAATTCTTTTAGAGGTAGCAATCGCTATTATAAAGGTGGTGTTTCCTTTGTTAACTATATGGCAGAGAAGTATAAAGGCGTATATATTGCTAAACTTCCTGATGGTTTAGCTTTTCTTCAATATGGCGTCCGCGCTATAGATGGTGTGGAAAAAGAATATGTTCGTGTCTTGCAGGCTTCTGATTCGCGTATTCGGTTTACTCCTGATGGTGTTTCAGAATCTCGCCTTTCTGTTTTTGCTCCGTCTTACTATAAAAATCCCACTATTGATTTACCTGCCGAGGGCGAAGAAGCTGCAAACCCTAAATTGTCCGGTGTTGGTGACGGCACGGCTACGTCCATTGAGGACTTATTGCAGCAGATTCTCGCCCAGCTTCAGGTCAATACCTTAGCCCCTACTCTCGACGTGGACGGCACGCAGACAGGCGGCAATACCGGCACGGATGAGGATGCAAAGCCCTATCTGCCATATATTCCGCAAATCTTCGGGAAAATCAAAGAGCTGCCCGGAACGCTCACCAATATTTGGGAGAGCATCAAGTGCATTCCTGCTGCCATTGCGGAGAAGATAGGCGCTTTCTTCACCACGCTTTGGGGCTGGCTGCAAAATATCATCGACGCAATCACGGCTCTGCCCGCTGCTATTGCCGAAAAGATAGGTGCTCTTTTCAAACCGGATGAAGCGTTGCTTACGGAGATAACCGACACTTTCAAGGGTAAATTCGGCTTCTTCTCCACGTTGAAGCAGTTCGGAAATGACCTCTTCGGCATGACGCCGGAGACCGAGCCGCCTGTGATATGGGTACATTTGGAAAATGCGGAAAGTAAGTTCGGCTATAATTACGGAGATAAGCAAAAGATTTTTGATATGACATGGTATCAAAAATATAAGGCTTCGGTGGATGGTCTACTCTCCGGCTTCCTGTGGCTCGGCTACTTGTGGCTGCTCTTCAAACGCGCGCCCTCTATCCTTAACGGTATGCAAATGGACGAAGATTTGCGCCCGCCGCTGCTCGTCGGTGACGTTTCAAGTGCTCCTCGCCTTGGTGCTGGTGACCCCTCGATACATTACGGCGAGGGCTTTACATTCAGGAGTAAAGGGGGGAAGCGCAAATGATAGTAAATGCTGCGATTACGGCTATTTGGACTCTTGTCCATCCTATTCTTGACCGTGTCCCCGAAATTGGCATCGACTATGCTGGTATCTCGTCCTCGTCTATCTATCAATGGCTGCGTGCCGCACTTTACTTTCTCCCGATGAATACCGTCATTACCATTTGCGCTCTTTCCTTGGCTCTGTGGGTACTTCGCATGGTTATTGCATTTCTTCATTCCCTCTGGGCTTCCCTGCCCATCGTCTGATGCAAAATGCGTCCCCCGCAGCGAGGGGCTCGGGGGACGCATTTTGCATACCGATTGGCACGCACACCTTGTCCCGCATTTTGAATCTACACTTTCAAAAAAGGAGTATTTCATGCCGACGAAGAATTATCGTATTACCGTCTCTCTTCCCGCCGATCTAACCTATTGGCTCATGGTCTATAAGAACAACTTTTCATTTCCCTCGGACGCTGCTGCTTGTCAAGCCCTGCTCTCCCGCGCTATCCATAAATACCGGAAAGGAGTGATTGACAATGATTAAATCTCTCTTGCAAATGGTGTGGGAATTTGCAAAAATCCCGCTCTTCCTTTTTCTCGTGTTCTGCGTTGTGTTCGGCTTTCTCTGCCTTGTCTATGGTATCATTCTGTACCGTCGTGGCTATCGCTTCCAGCACGGTGAGCATCATGCTCTGAAAAAGCCCTCGTTCCTGCGCAGCTTCTTCTATCTGCTTCCGCATCAGTTCATGCTCGATATGTACGCCCGAAATCCTGAGTTCTTCACGCATCAGGGCTGTATCATTTTTACGGGCCGTCAGGGTAATGGCAAGACTATCGCCATGGCGCAGCAAGCCCTTGCGTGGCGCGAGGAATACCCGAAAGCAAAGTGTATCACGAACTTCGCCTTACAGGGCCAGAGCCGAGAGCTGAATGACTGGCGCTTGCTCCTTGATTACAAAAACGGCATCCAAGGCGTGATCGCGTGTATCGACGAAATGCAGAATTGGTTTTCATCCAATCAATCCAAAAATTTCCCGCCCGAAATGCTCGAGGTCATCACGCAGAACCGTAAGAACCGCCGTGTTATCATGGGCACAGCACAGACATTCAATCGCCTGTCAAAGCCTATCCGTGAACAGGCTACCGAGGTGCGCCGCTGCACCACGCTTTTCGGCTGCTTGACGGTCGTTCATCGCGTCGTTCCCGAATTGGACAGCGAGGGCAACGTGGAGAAGTGGAAGCACCGTGGTTTTTATTACTTCGTCCATGATGAAAAGCTTCGTTCCTCTTATGATACATGGCGCGTCATTGAAAGTCTTAGCAAGAGCGGCTTTCAGCCCGCTCCTGTGGTCGTGCAATCCTGACCGCTCCCCATTCCTGCCGCTTCCGTTCCATGCGCTCCTTTTTCCCACGGAAAAAACTGCTTCTCCCTCGTCCCATTCCGATATGTTAAGCCCCGCCCTTTCGGACGGGGCTTTTGCCTTATGCGTTCGTCGTGTACCCGTTGCGTCTCAACCATGCTTCGGCTTGGTAGTCCTTTACGAATGTCCTGCTCTTCACGTCAGCTTTGTCTCGGCTTTTGAGCATCTGTCCGCTCGCTGCCAGTATCACCACGCACAGCCTGTTGTGCTTCACCACATAGTTTACATACACAGCTTGCCCCTTGTCATTTACCCGCTTCAT